GCATTGCACAGAGGATACCTAGAGCGATGGCAGGAAATACCGCAAAAGACGCTGTTAAGTTCCTGGGAATTCCAGAAATGGAGAAGCAGTTCGACGCGCTGCCTGGTACCCTTCAGCGTAAAGTATTACGGCAGGCGGTAGCAGCTGGCGCAACGGCGCTAGCCAGTTCAATTCGGAAACAGACGCCAAAGGTTAGCGGCACGCTGAAGCGTGGACTAAAGAAAAAGCCGTCCAGCAAATGGCGCAGCGGTAAAGCAATGGCGGCGCGGGGAATAATCGGCGTTGCCGTTGGCCACGATTGGGCAGTAGCGCCGCATGCGCACCTTGTCAACTATGGACACAAGGCAGTTTTCTGGGGCAACCGTACCAGCGAGCAGGTAAAAGGTACTTACTATTTCAACAAGGGCGTGGCGTCAGCAGCTGAAAAAGTTAAAAGCAAGGTAGCATCTAAAGCACGGGCAGCATTTGCCAAGGCAGTAAAAAAAGCAAAGGGCTAAGATGGCAAACACCGGCAGCAATATTAGAACATTACTGTTAACTAAGTCAGCTATCACTGACCTGGTGGCAACCCGCATTCGGCCGGATGTATTAGCCCAGGGCGACGCGCTGCCGGCAATTATTTACAGTGAGCTATATACGAATCATCAGCACACACTAACAGGCGCCGCCGGTATAGAGGAATGCTTGCTTGAGCTCATGTGTTACAGCAGCACGCGAGCGCAGGCTGATAGCCTGGCGGACCTGGTACGGCAGCAACTGCAGGGGTTCCGTGGCACAGCGGGAGCGGTTGAGATTATCAGTTGCCTGCTAGACGATACGGGCCACGGTTACGAACAGCCGCAGGATGACAGCGACAGCGGGAAGTATATAACGGCTGCCAGGTTTAACGTAAAAGTACAGGAAACAATACCCACCTTTTAAGGAACTATAATCATGGCAGACACTGGCAACGGCGCAACAATCGCATTTGGAACTTCCGGTTTTACTGGTGACATTATCAGCATCAGCGGTTTGGAAGTGACGAAGGAAACCATAGAGGTAACCACCCTGGCACACACCGGCCGCAAGCGGTATATCGTGGATGACCTGGTGGAAATTGGAGAAGTAACGGTAACGTGTTACAGCGATGCTGTGGTACCTGATATGGGTTATGCCTACGGCGCTACAATTGACGAAACGGTTACCATCACCTATCCCACAGCACCAGGCGGCAGCGCCGGCGCTACCGTAGTCTTTGGCGGCCGGCCGGTAAGCGTTAAAACGTCCGACGCCACAATGGGTGAAGTCATGGTGTGTGAATTCACAATCAAGGGCACCGGCAACAGTGCCGGCTACACTTTCACAGCGGGCACCTAATGCAGATATCTTTTCACGACCACCCCGCGCGGCATCGTGATAGCGCGGGTGAGCTGGTGCCAGCGGTACCGGATCAACGGATGATAAGAATTGACGGGCAGCACTCTGGGTACTGTGGTATTAAAGCTGGCCGGCCGGTTACGATGACACGATTCTACAATAAGGAACAATTAGAACGGGTGCGGGAAGTTGTAGCCTACACGTATGGAGAACCCAGCAGCGTTAGCGCACCCCCAGACCCCAGGAGGTACGACCGATGAGCCCACCAGGAGCGACACTGAAAGAACAACTCTTTGAGCTAACGCGCAGGCGGTACCGCACCGCGAAAGTAGAAGGAATCGAATTCTGTTTTCAGTCATTGACCGAAGCAGAGCGCAGCCGATTTGAAAAGCAGGTATTGAATAAGAGTGGCGCGGTAAGAGATGACAGCCGGCGGCGCCTGCTTATCATGGTGCTGGTAGATCCCAAAGACAAAAAACCCTACCTGACCGATTCCGATATGCAGGAACTGGGGGAACTCGACGGCAAGTTAACCGGCAAGCTATTTGACCATGCTATGGCACACACCGGTTTTACTGATGACGATATGGAGATACTGGAAAAAAACTAGCAAAAGACGAGCGGCGGCGGTTTGCTTTCAGGCTGGCGCGTCTCGTCGGAGAATGGGACGTTGACAGTTTACTTGAAACAATACCGGCCGGATTATTTACAGAATGGATTGCTTACTATCGGATAGAACCGTTTGGCGATGAATGGTTGCAAACCAGCTACCTTTGTTCCATCGTTAGGAATTTACTGGCAACAAAAGAAAGCGACCTGGTAGACCTGGACCATTTTGTGCCGAAGTTTGACGGGCAGCAGCAGGAGCGAAAACAATTCGACGCAGCCGCGCACGAAAAGCAAATGGCTGCTATGTTTGGAAATAAATAATTATGGCAAATTTAGGCAGCCTGGTTGCAACGGTTAAGGCGAACACGGCGCCTTTTCAGCAGGGCATGAAAAAAGCCAAGGGCTCGATGGGCGGCATGAAGGCAGGCGCCGCCGGGATGGGCGCAGGAATCGCAGCGATGGCAGGACCGATTGCAATTGCCACGGCTGCAATCGCAGCCCTGACCTATGCAGTCGGCCAGGTAAAAGGTCAAATGGCAGAGCTAGACCAGTTGGCCAAGACAGCCGATAAGCTGGGAGTGGGTGCCCAGGAACTGGAGCAGCTGCGCTATGCTGCAGAACGTGCCGGCTTGTCTGCCGCCGATCTAGACAAGGGCATGGAAAAGATGATGCGCGGATTGAGCGAAGCGGCGCACGGCAGCGGCACGGCAAAGCTAGCTCTAGACTCGCTGGGCTTGTCGGCCAGGCAGCTGGCGGTTATGTCACCTGAAAAGCAAATGCGCACGCTGGCCGATTCTATCAAGCACATAAAGAACCCTGCAGAACGTGCGCGCGTGGCTTACCAGATTTTCGGCCGGCAGGGGACTAGCATGTTGAATATGCTGAAAGATGGCAGCAAAGGATTAGACGAACAGGCGGCCAAGTTTGACGATTTAAACGGTGCCATGAGCAGGGGTGACCTGGCAAAAGTGGAAGAAGCTAATGACGCCATCGCAGATATCGGGGTGGCTATCAAGGGTGCCTGGCGGGAATTCACGATTCAAATAGCCCCAGCGCTAACGGTTCTGGCGCAATTTATCACGCTGCTGGTAAAAGCCGCGAAATTTCTTTTCCAATTTACGCTGCTGGGGATGTTGTTGCAGGGGCTGCGAAAGATGCAGCATCACACTGATGATATCCAGGATGCGCGCGCGGATATGACGCCGCTACTGGAAGACCAGTTGAGTAAAGAAAAGGAGATTGCCGACAAGCAAAAACAGCAGGCTGCCGACCTGAAGCGGCAGGGCGAAACAATCCGCAAAGAGTTTTTGACGCCACAGGAAAAGTTCCAGGCAAAAATGGCAGACTTAAAAAACCTCGTTGATGCCGGCGCAATCAGTTGGGAAACCTATAACCGCGCGGTAGGTGGTGCGGTTAAGGATTTGAAAGAAGCAAACAAGCAGACAACGAAGCTGGCCAGGCCCAAAGCTATCGGCATTGTCACGCGCGGCAGCGGCGCTAGCTTCAGTGCCCAGCAGGCATCACAACGAGCGGCAGAACATCAGCGCAAAGTTAACCAGCAGCAGTTGCGGGAACAGGAAAGAACAAACACGATTCTAAGAAACATCGACAGCAAAACAAAGCCAGCAGAATTTGGCCTGGTTAACATTTAGGAGTTAGCAACGTGGCGCACGTAAGCACGGCAGTAATACACGATGGTTGGAGCGGCAGCGAAAAGATGGGTGAATCCATCCCTGAATTCGATGTACAGTTTGTTGTACAGGTAGATGACAAAGAAGATGGGCCACGGTTTATACTTGAAGATTGCGAGTTACCCAGGACCGGCGATGTTTACGCGAACGTTGGAAACGATACTTATCTGGGTGCCTGGTGCAAGAGCGTTAACGTTTCCCCGATGGGCGAAAAGACCTGGCGCGCGGTTGCCAAGTATGCCGGCCTAAAACTGGACCAGGACCAGGAGAAGCTGGACGAAGAAGGAAAAACGATAACAGTTGACCCGGCCAAGCAAGGTTTGGACGTTAGCGTATCCTTGGTTCAAATGAGCAAGGCAGCTGTGAAAGGCGCTTACACCGGGCAGATCGTTAACGAAGTTCACAATGCCGTCCGTTGGCCTGGCGGGCCAGGTGTTAAACCGAACGGCGCCGGCATCGGGCTGCTGGGTCCGGGTGTGGCAATGGATGCCATCACCAATAGCGCTAACATTGCCTTCGATCCAGCGCCTGAAATCGACTACAGCCGCACAGCTGTTTCAATCACTCGCAATCAAAAGAAGTTTAACGCTAACAAGTGGCTCAATTACGCGGATACAGTTAATAAAGATCAGATTATACTGGCGTACCCTAATCCACCGGTTGGCAATTTCTTTAAACTGACGGTGATGCCCTTAACCGCTAAGATGCAGGCTATCCAAGTACAGCGTAGAGTTAGCGAGGGCGGCCAATTATACTGGCGCGTTACGTTTGAATTCCATATAGATAACATCTTTGGCTGGCGTGCTGAGATACTGGACAGAGGTTACAGCCACAATCATATGTGGAACGTCCAGCAGCAGGGTTGGAACAGCCAGGCAGCGGCCGGCACAATCCAGGCTGTTAACCCTCCTATCGTTGGCGGCAACGGCCACACGGCAGCAGAGCCCCAAATGCTGGACGGGCTGGGGCGTGTGAAGGCAACCGGCGCGCCGCCGGTATTTTTACAGTATGCCCTTTATCAAGAGGTAGACTGGGCACCGCTAAAACTAAACCGAAATGGCTGGAACGTATAAGGAACGATAGAAAATGGCAGATAAAATCTGGTTAGGAACTACTGATACCGACTGGGCAACGGCTGCGAATTGGAGCCCCAGCGGAGCGCCTGCAAGCTCAGATAACGTCCGATTCGTAGCAACATACAGCAATAATATAGCTGGGTATAATGCTAGCGCGGTGAACCTGGCTGATTGTGTTTTTGAGGCCGGTTATTCTGGAACCGTTGGAAGCGCAACTTTAGATCTTTCGATCAGCTGCACTTATTTTGAGTTTTCCGGCGAAGGCGCCGCCTATATAGACCTGAGCACTACCAGCGTTGACCCGCGCGTGCTGGCAACAGCGGTAGCACCAGGTACGGGAGAATATGGGCTTTACTTAATAGGAACCGGCATCGGTACGTTATCAATCGAGGGGGGCAATACCGGGTTAGCTGCTGTTCATGGCCAGGCAGCAACGGCTACCACGATCCGGCAGCACAGCGGAGAAGTGCGCGTTGGTAGCGGCGCGACGGTTACAAACTATTCAGGCTATGCAGGATCAGCGGTTATAAGTACCAACCTAACCACCGCTAAGTTGTTCGGAGCAACGTTAACAACCGGCGAACAGGCGGCCATCACAACCCTGACAATTGAAGCCGGCGTTTGTGTCAGCAATGCGAGCGGCACGATAACCACCGCAACTGTAAACGGTGGTACCCTGGATCTATCACAAGCAGGAATCAGCCGCACGATTACAACTCTTAACCTGAATCCCGGCGGCGGTATCAACTACGACCCGGACGCTGTAACGCTATCGACCATAAGCGAAGCGGACGCACCTATTACGATCACAACGAGTGGAATCTAGCAAATGCCCGACGCATATACGTTTACAAAAACGTCTATGATTAAGCTGAAGGATGATCACGACAAACTGCGCACGGCGCTAGCTGCGATGATGAAGCGGCTACGTGGAACGTACCGCACCCCACAGAGACAGGATTACCTGGTTGCCAAAGCGAACGCTACCGTAGCAGCCAGGACCGGCGTTAACATGACAGCCGGCACTTTCACTGTTCAAGACGTGGCGCCTACCGGCACGCTAACAGACCTGTTGAAAACGGAATCCGTCTTCAACCTGGGAACTGACGCAATCGCTGCCGGTTCCTATGTTCCAATCGAACGGGATTATATTACAGGCCATTTTGTGGCGCGTGCTGCTTCCGGTGGTGGTGGTGGTGGTGCTGGTGGTACGGTTGAAGTTTCATACGTCAAGGCGCAGGAATATTGGCAGTACACAACCGCCTGGCCCAGCCGTGGAACGGGCGGTGATATGGCCTGGGTATCTGTGAAAAAGTGCGACCAGGACGGAACGGGCGAAACCGGCGATGCCTTCGATGTTTGGTTACCGGTACCCAACAACACCGATCCAAACGTTGTAATTGATCAGGTATTCTGTGCGGCAGAGTTTGAAGACCAGAGCGATAGCGGCACCAGCTGGGCGGCAATTAGTGATATTTCAGATATGGCCGTTGGCAGCGTCAAGATGATGGTATGTCATATTCAGGAACAATGGGGAGCAACAACCATCGAGG